ATCAACTAAATCTTAATTGCTATAATGTTCAGTTACACAAATAAAACCTGAACCACCAGCACCTCCAGCGACACCAGCGACACCAGCGCCCCCAGCAGCACCACCACCGCCTACCGCATAGGAATATGTTGCAGCAGGTGAGTTTATTATCTTTGAGCAATAGCCGCCGCCGCCGCCGCCGCCGCCGGGGCCAGCCGTTGCATTACAGCCACCACCGCCACCACCAGAACCTGAATTAGTAATACCAGCACCACCAACGCCGGGGGTACTCGCACCGGAAATGCCATAACCCCCATAACCCGCACCACCAAAAAATGTACCGCCGCCAGAAGCACCAGCAGATGTGGTCATGCCACCAGAAGTTGGGCCACCATGACCACCAGTTATATTAAAATCACCACCACTAGCAGTGCCACCTGTTCCGGGTGAGCCATTTGCACCACCACCGCCTGTGCCGAGCCCTCCTGTTAATGTACTAAAAGTAGTATTAACACCATTAGAACCATTAGCAGCGCCTGTGCCGGAACCAGCACCGCCACCACCGCCGCCGACGAGTGCTACTTCAATCCAGAGAACGTTCGCTGGTGTCGTGTAAGTGCCAGAGCCAGACGTAAACACTTGTCTTGTTGGGAGTGTCTGCTTCCCACCTGACAAAGAAACTTGGTAGTTGGTGCCATCAGAAACAATTCTCGCAGCACGACCCGGATTCAGAACCAGAGTCGAAGCGCCATCAATCGTAGAAGTGGACGGCGTAATAGTAACAATGCCAGCAGCGTTTGTGCTGATATTCTTTACATCGACGTACCAACCAGCCTGAAACGCAGATGCCGCGCCAGCTTGAGCAATGGTGTACGCTTGAGCCGCCGCGTTCGAAGCAGTGACAAGCTTCGCGCGATCACCATCAACAATGGCATAAGATGTGCCGGTCTGCGCATTGACAAGCTGGGCACCGTACAAAGTGCCGGTGGTAGTAATGGCACTGCCGGGGGCAGTTGCTGTCAATGTAGATGTTAAACCACCGCCCGGAGTGATACTGGTAACGGTACCAGAGCCTGTAACGGTCGCCCAAGTACCGTCGCCACGCCAGAAAGTAGATGACGATGCGCTGGTACCACTATTTAGATTCGTTACTGGAAGGTTACCCGTAACGTCTGCCGAAAGCGACACAGCGCCGAATGTTGGTGCACCGGCTGCGTTACCGTGAAGAACTGTTGTTGTAGTACCAAGCGATCCCAAAGTCGCCGGGGCAGTACCAGCACCGCCACCAAGAACAAGCTGGTTGGCAGCCAGAAGGGCTGAAGATGCTACGGAAGTGGTGCCGCTAGCATACAAAACACCACCACTCGTCAAACCAGCCCATGAAACAGCGCCAGTTGTTGCGCTAAGGCTCAGGGGTGACGGTACGCTGATTGCCGGGGTACCTGACGCATTAGGCAGGGTGAAGGTGACCGTACCAGCCGCAGCCTGTGCAGTGACCGTTACAACGCCACTGGTTACCCCTGAAAAACCAAGGGTGCCCTGTGAGGTGCCTGCAAGACCCAAAACAGGGGTTACAGTCAGGGATGGAACACCGGTAGCACTCGCATTTAGGAGGCCACCATTAACCGTTGCCAAACCTGTTACTGTATTCGCCGCAGATGAATACAGGATCTGATTTATTGTGGTTGTCGCAGGCCATGTAGCTGTTGACCAAGCTGGTGCCGCCGTAGCACCGGATTGCAACATTTGACGTGCAGTAGCCGTACCCGCAAGGATGGCACCGGATGAAGCCGTTGAATAGAAAATACCACCGTTGGATGCTGTCAGGTTGGCATTGGTACCACCACGGGCAAGATTTAGTTGACCAGTCCAACCCAATGTCATTGACACTGCACGAAGAAGAGCTGTGCTTGGTGTGCCGCCAAGCACCATCGTCACATTGGTATCGTCTGTTTCAGTTAGTGCAGCACCAGTGATATCGCCGCCAGCTACCGTAGCCCAAACTGGCGCGGCTGAGGCAACGCCACTGCCTGTCTGACTTAGGTACTGTTTTCCAGTGGTGATGTTTCCTGCAAGCTTGGACAGTGTGTTGGCAGCACTTGCATATAGGATATCGCCTGTAACGTATGTTGTCTGCCCAGTGCCACCCAAAATGGCGGTCACAGGGACAGTCAAAGAAATGGTAATTGGTGTGGTACCGGTGATCGTAATGCCGGTACCAGCAACCACGCTGCTTGAAATACCGCCCCAAGAAGGGTTGGCGGCTGGGCCACCAGTATTAAGGAGCTGACCTGCTGTGCCGGGAGCTAAAACTGCCCAGCCAGTAGCGCTTCTGTAAAGAATGTCACCTTGAACAGCGCCAATAACATCAAGCGCTTGGGAGATTGTTTCTTCACCAAGCACACCGCCATTATCGTAAAGAAGACTGCCGGTGGTGCCACCAGCGATCGCGGTAACACCAACAATTACATTGTTTTGTTCTTCACCGGGTCCGGGGCCTACAATGCCAATTACTGGACCAGCAATGCTGCCCTTGTTTACGGCCATTGTGCCACACCGAGGTTGACGGAACCGCTAGTATAAGCGGTCACTTTCAAACGGACCCCGGTTACTGGATAAGCAATGTTGCTGTTAGCACTGGCTGTAAGGCCAGTTAGAATATCATGGTCATTCCAATTGCCAGTAGCGCTGGGGATTTGATCCGCAGTTACTTGCACTGAATAGGTCAGGCTTCCACCTGATGAAACTGTGACGATGAGGCCAAGGGCATAAGCAGGCGCTGCCTGCCACAACATATTCTGTGGTGGGCTGACTTTAATAGGTGTTGCTGAACCTACAGCGCTCAGTGATGAAGAAGCATATGCGCTCATTACGAAGCCCTTATTCTTTCACGCTTCCAAACCCTTGAGGCATATTCAGGGCTGTCTTCTTTATCGATTTCAGCCTGTGCTACTTGTGCGCTGTCGATCTTCATAGCAGTACCAAGCCTGATGCTCAACGATCGGACTTGTGCTTGGAGCAAATTAACTTGTTCTGTCGAACTTTCAATCTTTTTCTCAGCGACAGCCAAGAGCTCTTCAGCCGCAGCAAGTTTCTCAGCAGCTTGCTCTTCCTTTATTGCAAGCGCCTTAACGCGGGCATCAATCTTGGCTTGTTGTGTTTTGAAATCTTTTGCGTCAGTGAAGAACTTGGTTTGATTAACAATCACTTCGGCATTTTCAAAGGTCTGTGCCGCTTCAAGCAGCATGGCTGGAAAACATTCGTCACAAGCGTGAATGTTTGGGCCAATTTCACCGTCTTTAGACAGCCTTATATCCAATCCAACCAGATCAAATTTCCTTGAACCTGCTGTAGCTGGATTGCACGGGTTGTCACAGCGATCACAAAACGCTTTTAACATACACAGACCTCAAATCCCGTTACCGGGGGTAAAGTACACAATAGGGGTACCTGCACCGCAAATAGCGGCTACATGTGTGACCAGATCACCTATAGAAACAATTATGGATTCGCCGGGGCCTACAGGGAATGAACCACCCGTAGCGCCACTAGGGACAGTAGCAACAATTGTAGAAGCACCAAAAGCCACAAAGGCTGTGTTGGTAGCATCAACGTTCTTAATTCGAACTGTTGTAGCGTGTTTTGGGACGAGGGCCACGTTGGCTGTAGTAACAGCACTGGTAATGCTGACAGTAGCCTGTGTGTTTGGACTAAAAGGTTGAGCAGCGGGCATCCGTTATTCCCTTTTTAGGGCGAACTCAGGGTCAAGTTTAGCTCTAAACAATCTGTTCCTGATTGTCGATACAGGTAATCTTTTGTTCAGATTTTCTCTTCTTTAGAAGAGCTGCTTTCTTATTAGCTAGTGCTAATTGGGCCAAGCCGCGTGCTCTATATTCAGGATCTAACCATCTTTCTTTAGCCCTAACCCTTCTTTTCTCAATAACTTCTGGATCCATATTCATCAAAGCAAAACTTTTTCGATATTCATCACGCCGGGCGTCAGCTTCAGGCCTAGTCCAAGCTTCTTTAACTTTCGAACTAATGACTTTAGAATTTCTCTTTTTGCCTTCTGTGGCCTTTGCCTGAAATTCAGGGGAAGACATATGCTTAACCCTCTCAGCACGTTGCGCTGGGCTAAGGTTTTGCCAATAAGATTTATGCGCTTCCTGCATCCGTACACTTGGTGTGCGTTGTGCTACTGGAAAAGCACAATTAAATCCAAATTCAGCTTCTGAAGCTTTGGTTTTAAGGATCCAATCCTGCTCTACCCTTTTAAGAAATTCTTCAGGGCAGGCTTGAATTACTTTTTTCTCAAAAGCACCAGCTCCATACTTATCCCAAGCGGATTGAAGATGCCTGTTGCCATGCTTGCCTTTTCGCAATGCTCTGAAATGATCTTGCAGCCGGGTTTTGCAATCAATCGAAGAGCCGATGTATATCTTCCCAGAAATGGTACAACGTATTTCATAAATACCAGATATTTTAGTCATAAAGACTCCTACGGCGCAGAACCGGTTTTTAGCCGAAAACTGCGCCGTAGGCAATTTAACTTTGGGTTGTAATCTTGGTAGATTACGCGCCGAGATAGCCTTGCAGAAACGAGTTCGAGACTGTCATGTTCCCGGCCCAGCCAATGAGGCGTACCATTGCATCTTGGTTAACTGAGAACCTGTCGGGGTCTAACGGCACCATGTTTCTTCGGCTGTGTGGCCTCCAATGTAGATATTTTGTATTCAACATGTACATCGTCGTAGATGGAATGCCACCCAAGCCACTGGTGCTGCTGCTGGTCTGCGGAGGCAGCGGATCACTGCTGAAGCCTTGGAAGCCACCGTCAAGCACGACGTCGGCGTTCAGGTACTTCAGCGACTGGAATCCAGCCTCAGCCATATCAGGGGCAGCGTTCTCGGTCTGAATACGCTGAATAGCCTGTAGGGCGTTCAGGTAATACTTATACATCACGTTATCCGCGATGATCAGATCCGGGAAGTCACGGCCACGGATCAGCTTCACCCACAGCGAGTCCATTTGCTGAAGGATGGTAGCTGAACTGAGAACCGCGTTACCGTCAGTAGCAGCCGACCACGTCTGGTTCTGCCAGAAGGTCCACTGCGAACGGTCAATACCACCAACCGTGCCGGTCGAAGGCGAAGCAGCAACAAGGAGCTGCAAGCCACCAATCGAGTTGGTTACGGTACCGTCACCATAGATGCCCTGTGAAAGGCCGTTCATGAACGTGTCTTCCGCGTTCATAATGCGGCTTTCAAGCAAGTCGATGATGGCTTCCTCACCTGAGTTCTGGAGCTCTTCCAGACCAGAGATAGAAACGGCCACAGCCGACTGGCGGATTGGGAATTCCGCCGCCGTGAACACTTGGCTAGGCGCAATGTTCAGGGTCTGGTAACCAGAGTACCATTGATAGGTCTGGTTATCAGCGTAGTTCAGTTCTTGAACGATGGTACGACCACCGCTGAATGTCTTGAGATTGCCCTTACGAGTCAAGCGCAGCAGCGTGGCGTTGTTGCGGGTCATGTTGTCCGCAAGTTCACCGGTACGGTTGCGCAGAGTCGTGGTGACAATTTCCGACAGATTTGGAAATGCCATAACTGGCTCCTTTAGAATGAAAGAAGAACGAATTCAGTTAATGACACCGCCTATCGCTGCCGGGGATGAAACCGTTGTCGGTTTCTGGGGCACGTTTTGGCGCTCGTATCACTTCTACTCTTAGAAGGATACGGTAGAGTGCTTGTAGACACTCTACCGTTAAGGTCTTGCGGGACTTTTGTGGAAGCCCGAATTCTACTCTTACGAGTAGAGGAACTTTAGATGCGCGTCAAGACGAAAGTTCTTCTCTCGCTGCCATCAGGGACTCACGAACAGACATGCCCTTGCCTTTTGGCTTGGCAGTAGCAGCAGCACCGCTACCCGGCGCAGAAGGTGAAAGGCTTCCAGCAGCCCTACGGGACTTCTCAGCCTGCGCCTGTTGGGCAGCCTTCTCAGCCTTTGCCTTGGCAACAGCTTCAGCCTGTGCGGACTTCTGTTGTGCTTCCAACATTTGCTGACGTACTTCCGGGTTGGCAAACACTGCCATATCGTAAGCACGGTCCAAATCCACATTACCGTTATTCAACGGTACCGCGCCGCTCGCAATGAACTGAGCCATCAAGCCACGGACAGCTTCAAAGTGAGGCTTATCCTTGGACCAGTTGGCGAGGATCTGGTGAGTCTTTTCCTCAGACTGTTGCTGGAACGTCTGCTCCAAACCGCCAATCTTTTGCTGCAACGCCTGCTCCAAACCACCCAGCTTCTGTTGCATTTCAACAAACAGCTTTTGTGCAGCCGGTGGAAGATCATCAACAACAGCATTTCCAGTTTGATCTTGCGCTGGGGCCTGCGCCTGTTGCTGACCTTCAACAAAGGAATTGATATCCTGACCAAAGCTCTTGGCTAGGGCTGGGAAAGCAACCTTTGGGTTGACTGACAGTGCTTGGAACCAAGCGAACAACTGCTCAACAGCCTTTGCAGGGCTGTTTCCAGTACGCCTGATTGCTTCCATATGCGGGGCAATTGCTGCGTCAAAACCAGCATACTTCTGCTTGATTTCCTCAACGCCCTTTGCCGAATCAGCAAGGCGCTTGGTAACAGCAGCAGCTACGACTGGGGGTACCTTAGCCCACTCAGACTTGGCTTCCTTGGAAAGGCCCTCAGGGGCAGCAATAGCCTGTTCAGGGGTTCCTGTTTCAGCGAGTTCAGTGCCTTCCTGAGCTTCCTCAGTAGTTGCCTCAACCTCTTCATCAACAGCAGCACCACCAGCTACACGGCGCGGGGTCTTTTCACGTTCCTTGGCAGCCTTTTCGTCGCGAGCTTGAGAGCCCTTACGATCGGATTCAAAATTTGTTTCGAGCTGCTTGCGTAGTGCGGATCTGCCAGATCCGGGGCCACCTTCATCAATTACTGGCGGCGGTGCTGTCTCAGTACCGGTATCTACACCAGCTTCGTTTTCAGGGGCGAACAAAGGCTTCAGGAACAAACGATCAATAAGCATACAAACTCTCCATGGTTCAGGCGGGTTGTCCGGCCTGTAAGCGAACTGTTAAAAGGTTGGAACCCAACTGTCGATGTTTTCTTCCGTAAGGTCCTCAACTTCGGCAGATAGGTAAAGGGAACGCTCATACAAAGCTGACCATTCCTTGGACAGATCGTTCTTCAGCTTGATGAACTCATTATCTTCATCAGTCCTATCCTTTGCCTTCTTGGCATTACCCAACATAGCTTTAAACTCGATAAGCTTGGCTTTTCCCTTTGGCATAAGGTCATCAAATTTCTCCTGCATAAGTACGCTTATTTTATGCAGTAGAAGATCCTTTTTATCCTGCAAGGTTGGTGCAGCCGGTGTGTCATCGATGATTTCATAAGGAAGGATTACAAAATCATCAGGCTTACCCGGTGCCTGAACCCTTCCAATGCACTGCTCAATAAGATCAGGCGCTGTAGGGCGCGGTTCGCCGGGGTGTGCAGCAATTGCTGCGCGTGCAGGCTTGCCCGGAATAGCTGGTCTACCGGGCCTTGCAGGCTTGATGATATCGCCCCTACGGTTCGTAACTGCTGGCGTGTCTTTAATAGCTGGTTGAGGCGGTATGGCAGGGGCACCCGGCACATACTGACGGGCAGGCTCAGAAAACCTGTGAGCAAGCAACGCCTGACGGCACTCCTCCACTGCCGCAGCAAAGTCGGGTGCAATTTTATCTGCATCTGATTTAAGGATCGTGATCATTTAATGCCCCTGTAGCTGACGTATTGCACGCCTGATTTCGTTTCGCCTGTCTGTACGGCTCAGTTGTACAGGCTTCCGTGGTTTTGTAACTGTAGCTAGCTCGTTGCCCACTTCCACACACCCAGCGCGTTTAGTGGCCTTTCTGAACTCGGATTTGCTGTCATAATGCTTTCCATCAGCCATATGGCGTGTCATGCCCATGGAATCACTGATAACACCGGGCGCTGATGCTGGTTCATAGTCTGAACCAATCAGATCAACGTCAACAGTTCCAAATTCGTCAGCTAGCGGATGATTTGGCCTATAAATATAACGACTCATACTTAACCCTCTTTTTTCACAGGTGGTGCAGGATCTGGCTTCTTGGCTTCACGGTCAACACGCATTTGTTCAATCTCAAGTTTCATAGCTTGCGTCTCTTTTTGGAACTCAAGCTTCATTTCTTGTACCCGCCTCTGGTAATCAAGGTCCCTTGCTTGTGCTTCCCTCTCCAAGGAAGCCTGCATTTCCATCATTCTCATATCCATAGACTTCCCTTGCAGGTCAGCCTGTGCATTTGCAGCTTCACCTTGGTTCTCAATGCGCTGACGCTCAACCTCGGCAGCATCTTGCTGCTGCTGTGCCATGGCTTCTTGCTGAGCGGCTTGTGCATCCGCAGCCATTTTGGCTTTTTCGTTAGCACTCTTGTCTTGAAGTGACTGTGCGGTGGCTTTGGCCTTCAACATAGTAGCTTCGGCAGTGATCTGACGTGGATCCTGCTTTTGCATCATCTGTTCTTGATGCTGCTTCGCCAATTTTGGCGCTTCATCACAGAAATCCTCAATCGCGGACTCAAGATCACGGCCAACACGGAAGCCACGCACGCCAAACTGCAAGAATTTGCCCAAAAGTGGTGCAATTTCAGGGAGTTGTGACGTAATAGCCATGGTTTGCTGGATATACTGCGTAACTGTCTGCAAGAATTGGGTACGATCGGCCTTTTCCTGAGCCGAATCGCCATAAACAGTAGAATCTACCTCAATATCCACCCTAAATCCGCGCAAACGTTCGTTACGGATAAGGGCAATAGCCTTCCCAATGCGCTGAATGGCCTCCATTTTGGCCAGCATTTCAGGATTAGGCGGTGGAGGCGGCGGCAACATGCCGGGACCCGGTGGCATTTGCGGGCCACCAGCCATAGGCGGTGGTGGACTTGCTGGGAACGGAATTACATTACCACCCATAGCTGGGGGTGGATTAGCAGCCCCCATAGGTGGCATAGGGGGCGGCGGTGGGCCACCCGGTCCAGCCATAGGCATTGGGGGCGGAGGAGCGCCACCAGCCATAGGTGGTGCCCCCGGTGGCGGCATTGGGGGCGCACCCATAGGCGGTCCACCATTGTGCCCCATCATTGGGGGTGCTGGCGGTGGTGGATTTAGTGCCGTCAGGTCAGGCATATCATCAGGGCCTAAACCTTCCTCATACAAAGCACCTGAAACCTCAATCAGGGACTGTGGTGAGAAATGCTGCGCCATGATATCGGCCATGATCCGCACAGTGTCACGGGCAAGGCGTGCCACTTCGTTCTGGCGGCGCTGAAGGCGTGTACCTGTGTTGTTGGTCTTAAGGCGCTGACCACCTAAGGTTTCACGGGGGTCTGTAGTACCGCGCATAACGTCATTGATACCGGTAAGCCGGTCCAACTCAACAATTTGCTTTTCCTTCATTTGCTGAAGTTCGTTAATAACGCCGATGATTTCCTTCAGCGGCATAAACGATATGTTGCCAGCAACACCGCCCTTTTCAGCGAAGGCAGCCCAATCATCAACAGGGATCAATTGGTTCTCAACAGACTCGTCAAACAGCCGCGCAATGTCCTTGGCAGCGGCATTGTAAACACCGGCCACCTTACATGCCTTAACGAGCATGTAGACGCGCTGGGTCAGTTCATCAACCTGCGCAGCCTGATCCTGATATTCCATATAGTCTGGGACAGGTACAAGCGTGCCATTGGTTTGGTTTGAAAAGATAGGGCGTGGGCAGGGGAAGAACTTCTCAAGGTTGAGCGGATCGTCCTTGCGGTCACAAAGGAAGTCATAGCCTTCAGCAATCCAGAAAACGGCCTTGTCAACCATTGACCAGATTTCAAAGACTTCACCCTTATCGTCAGGCGCTTCCTTTTGCGCGCCGTCACGCTGGTCACGGTCGTCCTTCTGCAAAGGAACGGCCTTACCAATGGTTTTGCCGAAGCGTTGAACCATCTGATCGCGCGTCATGTAAACGCGCTTACCTACAGCAGTGACTTCCTTCCAAGTACGGGCATTGAATGGAATGATGAAGAAGTCTTCCCAGTTGATAAAATCAACAGGGGTGGATTCACGGGTGATGCGGTCGCCAGTTTCACGCAGTTTTACTGCGTCTGGTGACATATCCTCGTCATCATCATCATGCTCGCCATCATTGCCGTCAGTATCAAGCTGGCCTTCAGAGACCAGCGATACGCCGGGGCCAATTTCAGGCTCATAGCGAACCCACAGGGTGCCACGGCCAGCCAGCAAGTAGTCGCCAACAGCCTGTTCCATGGCTTCATTGAAGCCACAGATTTCAATTTCATTGCGGAGGGCACGCTCAAGAATTTGAGCAGCGCCACGGCCAACCGGGTCCTTATCCCTGAAACGGCGTTCAGCCATAGGGGTAGGGCACTTGCCATAGATGGCAGGCGTCAGAATTTCAATGTTAGACCACAGTACGTTGTAACGGCGCGAACCGTCTTCAACTGAGCGCGTGCGCTCGTCCCTATAACGGCGCTCAATGGCGTAAGCACGCTTCTGCCAGCGCTTATTCCGGGTATCGTCTTTAATGTTCTGAAGCTGTTTATGCCAAAAAGAGGCCAGTTCACGGCCTTCATCACCAGCATCCGGGCCAACCAGCTCGTCTACATCAGGTTCGCGAATCCGCTCGCGTGGTAGTCTAGTCGCCACTGGTGACCCTTTCTACTTTTTTGTGAAATACCATTTTTGCTTTATGGTCCATCACGAAGAACTTATAGCCCGGTGCTGATTTGTAAGTCAAAAGGACATGCAGGAGCAGGGGCTTATATTTTTCATCCATATCACTTCTTTCAATCCAAACTAAAGGTGCTGGGCCTAGTTGGATTGGCATCAGGCTATCCTTAAAGGTGCTTCCACGTTTTACGTACCCGTATCTCGTGCACCCTTGACACACCAATTCCGAAATCTTTGGCAACTTCTCGTAAAAGCCTTTTGTCAGCACGGATTGCCAGAACCTGTTCAACCGTTAATTTGGCTCGCCCATTAAGGGAGCCAACAAGATGTTGTTGCCTATTCTTTGAAACTTTATCCTTCATATTATCTTGATGCGTACCAAGGAACAAATGATCAGGATTAACACAACAAGGATTGTCGCAACGGTGCAACACATGCAAACCAGAAGGGATTGGTCCCTTGTATTTCAACCAAGAGAACCTGTGTGCGAGATAAACTTTTCCCGCATGTCCACGTTTACCGTAACCACAACCTGTTAGATACTTCTGCCACTCCCAGCACCCAGAAGATTCATTTACCTTAAAACAATCTTCAAAAGGCTCTGCAACAGCACCACGGGGCATATTTTACTCCTTAAGCTATCCTGATGTTTCGTTTTCTCTTACCAAGCTTCTGATCGTGCGCGTCCCACAAATCATTCATGGTGATGGTGCACTCGTCAGGATTCATTGAGAATACTTTTGGCTTTTCTTCCTCAGTTTTCTCACCTTCACCCGGCATCATGAGATCCAAGATCTGACCAATCAAACTCAACGCGTCTACTTGGTCGTCATGATTACCGTTAGAGAACACCATCAACTCGTTCTTGAAATCTGGATACCACGGCTCGTGTGTGGGTACGTATAACCCGTTCATTGCCATTCTACCACGAATGGATTGAGCGCGCACTTCCTTATCCTTACGTGACGGGAAAGCTTTACGGGCAAGGTAAAGCCTGCGCTCCATAAGGCGTTTATGGATCAAAGGCCCCATAGCTGAAGCAATTTGACCGCTTTCCTCAGCCCAACCAATTGGCTTCCATTTTTGAACTAGGTCACAGAAGGCTTCAACCCATTTATCGGATGACTCCTGCTTGCGCCACAGGTCAAGTACGTAGAGGCGATGCTGATCGTCCACACCAACAATGATATGCACAGTGTAGTCGTTCTTACCTTTGGAAACGGCGTAGTCGCTTGCTCCATAAATACGCAGGGACTCACGGCTAGGCATCTTTACAAGTTCACTAGGCCCGTAAGGTTTTAACCAATCAGCTTGGAAGTAGTCACCGGACTCAGGCGCTGGGCGCTGCTGAAACAGAGATGACCAAGTACGGGCGTTACGCTTGAAGGGGGCAAAGTGATCGGGTGGAAACCACTCAGGCCAGATGTAATCACCAATTTTACGGCCCAACGGGTCGTCTAGGCTTTCACACTGGGCAGGCAAACAAACCACATACCAATCGTTGCCGTCACGGCCCTTAACCCAACCTGTTTCACCTGAGTAATTAACTGGAAGGATACGGCCAGCGGGATCATCTTCATGCCACCTTGTATTGATCCCAATTTCAGCCGCACCGGGCTTTTTACGGGTGAGCAGATCGTCCATATACGCATCCCAAGTCTTGTTGCGTATAACGTCAGAGTCCGCTTGTTCACGGCCCTTGATCAAATCGTCCCAAATAACAAGGTCAACACGGTTACCGGTAATACCGGTGAGGATACCAGCAGCCATCCATTCTGAACCATTGGTAAGCACCCAACCGTCAGCAGCAGCACTTTCATCAGAAAGTTCTGTGTTGAAGATGCGCTTGTAAATTGGCTGTTTAACAATGGAGCGGGCACGCCTACCGAACTTGGTAGGCAAGTCAGAACCGTAGCTGGCTACAATGGCATTATGTCTCGGGAAACGACCCATATAATGGGTTGGGAATACGATAGAGCTATAAACTGATTTTCCACACCCCGGTGGAAAGAGGCCCATAAGCCTTTTAATTTCCCCGTCTTCAACCTTTTGAAGACAGTCGATCCAAAGCAAATGGTGCGCTCCAAATGCCGAGCGCACCACCACAATATCATCGCTATCATCAACAGTATCCCTAAGCGGTGCGCCGGGGATGTCAATTGAGCTCGCGAAGGTTAACAGGTCGGTCTTCGCTCTCGATCTTTTCTCTCTTTCGCGTTGTAGCTCTCTCAATTCGTTCGAGAGTGTCAACAATTCGTCTGTCGAGTTCTGCCCCGTCAATCTCTCGCGGTGTACCATCTGCGTCTGCGCTCATATTCAAATTGGTTTGAGTAGGCTTGCCATATCCCCGTTCAAGGATGATGTTGGCTGCTGAGATCCTTGCTTGATCAGAACTCTCAGCAGAGTTCATAACTTCTTCAAGAACCTTGAGGGCTGCTTCGGCAGAACGCCGTGCGCGATCCTGTGCAACACGGGGGTCAGCATCACGCAAAATCTTTTTAGCCTGCTGCGCTTTCAAGCGTAGGATCTCCTTCTCTGAGCGTACTCTAATGTTCCTGACAAACTTTTTAGCCCCCAAATCTGTAGGCAAGCAGGCGCTGATTTTTATAACCACCTTACCACCTTTAGTTCTCCAGCGGACCAGCCTTGAGTAGTACTCGTGGCGTACCATTACCGCTTTCCAATATGATGCGCCGCTGGGTTGCCGCTGACACGGATCTTGCTGCCGCCACTAGGCGTAGGCACAGCGTGCCTTTTACCTAGTGCGCCAGTCCTAGCCGGTGCTGTTGGTACCATCTTTGGAACGTCATTGCCCAACGATGAACTCTGCACAGGGATCTTACTGGTGGTCTTGTCCTTGGGGGCTACCGGGCCAGTGGTGTAATAGTTAAGCTTGGCCTTGGACTTAGGCCGTTTAATGCGTGCAACCATTACCGTTTCCCACTGTGGTTTACGCCGTGAAGGATGCGGTTTGCCTTGGCATCAATCTTTGCCGCACTGCTAGGCGATAGGTTGCCCTTTTTAACCTGCTGAGTCGCCCTAGCTTTAGCGTTCGCAGCGTGACTTTTATCTGGCATCGGATATTTACGTGAACCGGGCAAGCCAAAGGTACTTTTGGAAAGGTTGCCCCGTGCTTTAGATGACAGCTTGGCCATAATTACCTCTTACCTACTTGGTGCGCTCCTGCACCGCCTGAAACACGAAGCTTGCCAGCATTCTTGGTACCGCAGAAGCGGTCTGCCGAACCAAGGCGCATGGCATTGTCGGTAGGCGCTGGGTTGAAAAGCTTGGAAGCTGGGCCGGGGCTGATCTTGCCCTTCATGCCGTGACCGGAAGGCTGGCCTGTATGGCCCGCACCGGCTTTAGGGGTAGGCGGCTTAGGGAGTGCCATGTAGAAGATTCCTTATGCGCCACGGGCTATGTTTGTGGCAAAGTCGCCCTTAGGGCCTTCACTTACAACGAAGGTAATTGGTTCACTCTCAATTGGTGGCGTAGTAAGGCCGGAAGCATTCCACTGCTTGGCGTGAAAGAAGATATCCTTCGCTCGGCCATCAACAGAAACAAAGCCGTAGCCTTTCTCAGCATCGTACCACTTAATTTTCCCGCTCACTTTATCAGTCACGCCAATCTCCTAAACTAAATCATACAATTCGGGAATAGCTACAGCTCCAAAACCCTTTCTGTCAATCTTTATCTACCCACGCCCCTTTTCGTATATAACTTGAGGGCATAAGGGAGTAGTTATGCGGATACTTGTTTGTGGTGGAAGACTGTACGGGTGGAACGCCACCAATGAAAGTGGTTTCAGAACCAAGAACTTTGAAGAGGTAAAACTTTTCAATGATACCTTGGACAGCTACTACCAGAAGGGCACTGTCAGGCTGGTGTCAGGTGGTGCCAAAGGCGCTGACCGTTTGGCAGAAGAGTGGGCCAAGTACCGTCAGGTACCTATTTATATTTTCCATGCTCCATGGATCAGGCATGACAAG